GGCTCTGGTGCTGCCGTTCGTGCTTTATGCCTTTGCGATCGCATGGTCGGCATTTCGCAATAAGCCTTGGGGCGAGTAGATGGAAATTGAGATTTTTCGGACGGGTCAGCATCGGGATATGGGCGGTCGGAGCCTCAAGTTTGGCGATGAGATCTTGTCTCAGATCGCAGACTACGACCCGACCAACCCCGCCCCGATCGTGATTGGCCACCCACGGGATAACTCTCCGGCCTATGGCTGGATCAAGGCAATCCGCAAGGTGGGCGATCGCCTCCGAGCCATCCCCGAAAAGCTCAATCCAGATTTTGAGGCGTTGCTCAAGCAGGGGGCCTATCGCCGGGTCAGCGCGTCGCTGTTCCCGCCGGATTCCCCCGCTAATCCCAGCCCTGGGAAGTGGAGTTTGCGCCATTTGGGGTTTCTCGGTGGAGCGGCCCCAGCCATTCCGGGGCTGGCCCTGCCGGAATTTGCAGCAGATCAGGGCTTGACTTTTGAATTCTCAACAGTTGCGATTATGGATCTATCGATTTTAAAAGACATTGAAGGCGAGATCACCCCGGCAGATGTGGCGGCGGCGTTGGGTCTGGATGAGGCGGCGTTAATGGCGTTGATCGAGGCTCCTGCCGAGGAGACTGAGGAGGAAATGCCCCCAGAATTTGCGGCGATGCAGCAGGCGATGCAGCAGCAAAACGCCACTCTCAAGGCTCAGTTGGCCGCCCTGGAACGGGAGAAGGTGCGCGATCGCGTCTCCTCCTTCTGTGATGGGCTGCTGGCAGAGGGCAAACCCTTGCCCATGCCCAAAGAGGCGATCGTTGAGTTTGTGGCGGGTTTGGATCGGGGCACGCCCTGCGATTTTGCCGACCAAAAACAGACCACGCCCCACGATTTCGCGCTGGCCCTGCTCAAAAACCTCCCCAAGCAAGTCCCCCTTGGTGAGGTGGCGGGGGCGGGGTCTCAACCGTTGGACTTTGCCGATGATCCGGATGCGATCGCGGCAGCCATCCGCCAAAAACAATCCGAGGGATTGAGCTTTGTGGACGCAACTCAAGCTGTTTTTAAGGGTAAAAAATGAGCAACCCAGAACTGTTAACGAAAAACTTTAAATGCCATGGGGCCGTCCCCAACTATCGGATCGTTTGCGCCTCCAACACGACTCCCGGCGCTGTGCGCACGAACCATGTGCCCGGCCCCCTCGGCATTGTGCAGGATCGTGGGGGGGCGGATGGCGAAGACTGCGATGTCCTGATGATCGGATTGGGAAAAGTTGAACTGTTTGAGAGTCTGGGCTTTGGGGCATCGGTGCAGGCTCATATCGATAATACAGGACGCGCTGCGGCCAATACGGATATTAATTATCGGGTTGGCCGGATTCTGGCGGGTGGGGTCGCTGGCGACATTGTGCCGATCCTGGTTTGCCCCAACTAATCCCCCCTATCAATCTTGATCAACTTCAACCCTTAGACAACAGCCATGCCAAACACGCCATTTACACAACGCACTGACCTAACGGGCATTGCGATCGCATACAAAAATGAGGCGTACATCGCCGATGAGATCTATCCCTACATTCCGGTTAACGAACGCTCTTTCGAGTGGGACGAATTTGAGCAGTCCACCTATTTCGACATGGTGGACGACACCGTTGGGCCTACCTCGCAACCGAATCAGATTCGCTGGACATCCTCCCGCAAACCAGGGCGCGTCTTGGATCGTGCCTTGGATTCCCCCGTTCCCTATTCGGACTTGCAAACCGAATCCGGCAAGCTCCTCAACCCCGACCAAATCGCCGCCACCCTCGTGATGGAGTTGGTGGCGCTGAACCGCGAAAAGCGGGCCGCCGATTTGACGTTTAACCTCAACAACTACCCCTCAACCCAGCGGGCCACCCTCAGCGGCACATCCCAATGGTCGGATATCGTCAACAGCAACCCGATCAGTGCGATCGAGGATGCCTTGGATATCCCCCTGATGCGACCCAATTGCATCGTCTTTGGGTCGGAAGCTTGGAAGGGCTTACGCCGCCATCCCAAGATTGTCGAGGCGGTGGTTGGCACGGGCGCACAGTATGGTTTGGCTACAGTCACCCAGGTTGCTAGCCTCTTTGAGGTCGATCGCATCTTGATCGGCCGGGCGCGGGGCAATGCGGCGGTCTTTGGGCAGGATGCTTCGATTCAGCGGCTTTGGGGTAAGCATTGCTCCCTGCTCTATCACAACCCCCTGAGCCGGAGCGCGATCGATGTGCCGCCCACGTGGGGGATGACGGCGCGGTTGGGCGATCGCATCGCTGGCCAGATCGATGATCCTGACATGGGGATGCGCGGCGGTCATCGCGTCCGGGCCGGTGAATCGGTGCAGGAATTCATCGCCGCCAACTTCTGCGGGTATTTCTTCCAAAATGCCGTGGCTTAATCGCTCTGGCTTTCCCAATGCCGGATTCACCTATTATTCTCTGCTCAATAAAACCACCATGAAATACAAAGTCCTGAGCACAATCCATCACGATGGCCAGCCTTACGAGGCAAACTCGGAAATCGACCTCACCCCCGCCGAAGCGGAGCCGCTCTTGTTGCTCCACGTCATCGAAAAAATCCCCGCTAAAGCCCCGAAAGAAACGAACTAAGCGATGAGCTTTTCCCTCACCAGCAACGAAGTCAGTCAATCCGGCACAGATGCAAATCTGTCCGGATTGACTGGTATTGCTGGGGTCACGACATTCAGCGCAGGCGATCAAACCATCTACAATTTAGGCGGCCTCGACCTCACGATCGCAGGCAGCCTAACGATCAACCCTGAAAACGAATGCCTATTTTTTGGCACAGGGGGGCGGCGCGATGGCCGCTTAACCGTAGCCGCATCAGGCACGTTGATCGTTGGGCAAGAAATCAATATCGGCGCGGCAAACAACCGATTTAGCACGGGCGTTTGGTCTCGCTTCACCCGCGCCAACGATTCGCAATTTTCCGAAACAGAAAGCGATCTCAAGATTTTTGGCACAGCAGATTTTTACGGCGGGACGCTGATCACCAAGCGGGTGATTGCCCTGATGGAAGGCTCTACCCCCCGAACCCACTCCGCTCAGGTGCAATGGATTTCGCAGCATACGGGGGTCGTCAACATCCGGCAGCGCAGCACCAACACCGCGATCAATGGCTTGGTTACGCGGGGCTTTGTCTATGCTCCCATTGCCCAGCCGACGCAGTGGGACGGTTGGCGACCCTATGATGTCCCCGGCGAGGAGGGCATTAATCCATCCGGCGCTTCGCCGCTCAACACTTGGCTCACAATTCGCAACTTTGACCCGTCTGGGTTGGTCGGCCAGCAGGCTTGTTTCTGGCATGAGGTGTGGTTGAGACTCATCAATGGCGCGATCGGCTCCGCTCTGGATGTGCGGGGCAACAATGACGACAGCCCGGATAATTTGGGCTTGTATGAGATTCGGCAATCGGTGCAACTCTCGGTAGAGGATGCTGCTGGGATGCCAATTGATGGCTGCAAAATTTTCACGAGCGACACGAACCACGGCAACCGTCTGGGCGCAAACCAGATCGGCACGAATCCCAGCTACACTACGACCCGCACCTATGCCACCACCACGGACGGCTTAGGCGCGGCGGCCTTTACGGCAGATGGGGGGATTTTGACGGCGGTGATTTGGCGCAATACGGGGGGGCTGCGCAATGCCAACAACCAGTACGATCATCGCGGTCTGAATGACAACAATGGCGATCTGTTTCGCTTCGGATTTTGTGATTATGCCTATCAAGTTAGCAGCCGCGTTTTAGCTCTCAAGGGCACGGACGGCACGGAATACACCCAGGCGCTTCTCCCCGATTTGTCGATCACGGATTCCGATCCGGTGGTGGTGGCGAACTATGGCACGGTGCAGGATGCAGATCAGTTTTATGATGCCGCCAAGCTCTGGCTTGTGAATAATTTTGCTGGGCAAACCGCCCCTTTGGTGAGCAAGTTTGGCAGCGAGATTAATGCGGGATTGTTTGATGTGGCGATCGATTCGGCGGCGGGGCAGGCATTTGATTTTGATGGGGCGACGATCACGATCAAGGCGGCATCCTATACCGGCATCATCATTACAACGGGGACAGTGACATTGCTCAATGGAGCGGTTGCGGGGCCGTTAGTGCGGGTGGTGGCTCAAGATGCGGCTGGGGCGGCAATCAGCGGGGCGCGGGTCTTCCTGCCGGGCATCCTTAACGCCCTCACTGACGATTCCGGCGTGGCCCAAACGAATTACAGCGGCTCTCTCCCCCAAGTGGTGAGCGGGACAATTCGCAAGGCTTCAACGCCGCCCTATTACAAACCGGCCATCGTGGGCGGGATGCTGACTGCTGCGGGGTTTGAGGTGACGATTACTTTGATTTCTGATTAGGAGGGATAAATGGCGATCGCAGATGATTTTTCCGTAGGCGTTAATGGTGACATTCGGTGGGTTGGCACGAGCGGAACCTATACCGTCTTGGAGTTGCACCGATTCTTGCAGGATCTCGCTGATGATGCGATCGCATCCGGCGACGACCTGATCGACATCACCAGCCCCACCCCAAGTGAGCGCAGCACCGACAACATCATCACCCTGCTCGGTAGCTACAACATTGACGATGTGGCTGCCCAGCACCTCTATGATGGGTCGATCACTCAGTCCAGCGGCGCGACAATCTACGCAGGCTTAACGGTGGTGGGCAGCGTTGCCAGTCCCACGACCCAATTGCAAATCGTGCAGAATAACACCCTGCTCACCAACTATTGGGGCACGGGCATCAATGCCGATGCAGGCAACAACATCCTGCTGCGCGTCCTGGTCAAGGTGCGATCGGCGGGGTCGGATATTGATGGCCGCCGGGTGCGCGTGCAAGCGCGGGAAATGGGCGACACCTTCTCGGAATTTGGTGTGGGCATGGGCTTGGGCAATAATGTGGCTGCCATTTCGACGCAGAACGACCTCAACAACCAAACCGCCCCGGCTACCATCGCCACCTGGACGGACATCCTCAACGTTGAAGGCTATCAAACCATCGACCTCAACAACGGCAATGGCCCACAGCCCTATTACAGCCAATGGGATCGCGGCTCTCGCACCATCAACGACCTCTACGAACGGACGAAATGGATTCAGCGGCGCGGTTCCGCTGAAACAATCCACGGTATTGATGGCCAACTGTTCCGGGGCATTACCCACAGCTTTGCCTATGACAACGAGATCGGCGGCCCCTTTGCTGAGGACGAGATTTTAAGCTGGGGAACCGGGGCAACGGCAGGCACGGGGCTAATCCTTGCCCTTGATGACGATGGTGTGACGGGAAGCCTATATATCCAACTGCTCACCGGGGTTGCCCCCACCGATAACGCGACCGTGACCGGGGGCACATCAGCAGCAACGGCGGACGTTAACGGCTCGGTTGTGGCT